AGGATGAGATATATCCAGATAAGCAGCATAAGACCCACGGCGTGTACGACCCTGTCTATATGCCAATGAAGATGCATCGTAAGTACGTAAATGAGGCATAATGCCAACGGATTTATCATCAGCAGAACGAATACCCAATCCAATTCCAACTCCGCCTCCTAACATTGATAACCAGTTTACTTCCGAAAGAGTATTGACCAAACCTTCTGCTGAATCATCCAAATAGGGAAGAAAGCAGCTAATAGGCAAGCCGCGCTTACTACGACCAAAAGATAAAATAGGAGTAGAATAAGATAACCAATGCTTACTAGAATAATCGTAAAGGCGTTGAGCATGAGCATTATCAGTTGCGAAAGCAGCGGATACAAATGCAAATCTTTCTTGAGGACTTGATTCAGTTTCACGCATGTATGATTCTTGTAATCTTTTGATTCCGAGTTCATCAAATAATCCATCCCTAGTTAAGTCTATTTTAATGCTGCTGACATCTACCATTTTCTCTCCGTTGTTATTGTTCTAATGCTGCCACTACATTTGGAAATTTTTCTGAAATGATTTTCCAACATTCTGATGCTACTCCTGCGTGTTCTTTTTGTGTGCCATTTTCCATACGCAACTGACAGTAATGAATCCAACTACGCAAAGTGCCATTCATATACAGCCTTGACTGTGTGTTACCTTCTGGTAATACTGAACGCGCTTGTTCTTTTGCAATACCATTCTCAATCGCCCATGTATATGCATTTCTAGCCTCAGTGATGACATTCATCTGTTTAATCATCCACTCAGAGTGTAGTTCATTATCATCAACTTCAATGCTATTCTGACGATTCTTTGTATCTTGCAGTCTTGCTTCTCTCAATTCAAAACTCAACTCTTTTGTTGGATCAGCATAACGTTGGCTGAATTCCTGAAAAGAAAAACTACGATGTCGCAAGATTTGCCTTGCGATGTCTCTTGTTGTGTTTATTTCCATAACGACATTGACCATTTCAAATGGTGACCAATGTTGATTTTTGATAAGATAACGAATCAGCTTCTCATCACTCCGTGTCATATCCTGGTTATTAGGATTTGACACACGTGCCATGTAAACAATCATATCTTCAGCAGAGTTGTGACCTGCAAATGGTGCTGTTACACCAATTAATTTCACTTTCATAATTTTTTCCAGAATGTAAATTTCGCTATCGCTTCTAAACCAAAAAATGTATTACTATCTATAATACTTTGAATTTCGCCAGACGAAAATCCATTTAATATCATCTCATTGATGTCTTTGCCATCTATGTTATCTGGCCAAATTACAACATCATGATTTGATTTGATCGCATTTTCAATTAACTTGCAAACTTCTTTATTACGTGGTTCATTGTCAAATATCAAGGTAATTTTTTTTGCTTGAATATTTTTCACTGTCAATGCAAGGTTTGCATCACCAGAGGCCACACAATTTTTCAAAAACAAACTATCAAGTGGACCTTCAACAAGATATACACGTTCTTCTAAATTCAAACGATCCATGCCATACACCAATTTGTTTTCTGAATCATTTGTTCTCAACGTAACATAGCGTAGTGTGCGGTCGCTTGTCTCTAATGCACGACCTGACACTGCAACTAATTCATTCTGATAATTAAAGAATGGAATGACCAATCGTGCATCTTCAATTAATTTTTTATCGTGATTAGGAATTAATGCATCACAAAATGCTTTATAGTTTGAAGTGAACAACAACTTATCATAATGTTCTTCAGGTATCAGTCTATTTTCAGCGTATGTTAAACAAAAATGTTCACTTGGTAAATCACTGAGCCATTCTCCATGTTCAAATATCGTGCGCTTTTTGATGTGACCAAATTTGGGTGGGTTGGTGATGATTCTTGGTGTACTACCACTTTTTCTGTGATACGTGTTGGACGAGCCGGCTGTACCCGTTCTGTATTTTTCAAGTACATATTCTCCATGTAGTGATGGGTCAACATGCTTGATGAAATTGGCTGCATTTGTTCCTACTCCACAGTTATGACAACGGTAAAATAAATCATTGCCCTTGGCATATATGTAGCCACGGGCTTTGAGTTTGTTGGTTTGGGAATCTCCACAGTATGGGCATGAGAAGTTCCAGAGATTGGTGTTCTTTTGCTTGAAGTTACGCAAGCGTGAAGAAACCATTCTCACATATTTTGCATCAATGTATAGAGCCATGTAATCATTATATCAATACTTCTCACAGAAGTCAATCAATTTAAAATACTTGCCAAAAACTCTAGTTTGACGTTTGCTATAATCCACGCTAGTACAACAACACCACCGGCAATCATCCAACGCCACTGAAGCATGGACTTCATGTCATCATCTTCTTTTTGATTATGCTCGGTAATGTGATCACGCAATGATTTTATTTCATCCATAATTCTACGTTCAGTCAATTCAATCTTATCAGAAAGATTTCTATCGGTCGTGGTAATCCTTGAATGAAGTTCTTTGATATCACTTACGGTATCCTCTTTTCGTTTGTCCATGTCTTTGTAAATCTGATTGACACTGTTTGTATTGTTGTCCGCAAGTTTTTCAATAACACGATCCATCTTCTCACAGAGGTCGGCAATAGTGCCGACTTTCTCTTTGAGAACGCCAACTTCCACTTTAAGTGCTACTTCTCCGTCTATCATTATTTCTTGTCGGGAATTTTAGTGCCTTCTAGTTTCTTATGCACCTTAATTGTCTTGCAAACTTCTTTTTCTTTTTTAGTTTTGTTGTCATACTCTTTGACACACACTTTCTTTTCTTCAGCGGCAAATGCTGCATTTGTAAGTGGTGCAAAAAGCAGGAACAAAATCATTGACGCTAACGCAATTTCTTTTTTCATTTCTTTTCCTTTGAGACAAATTTTTCGGATGCGGTAAAACCTAATCCACCTAGCACAACATACATGATAGCATCAAGTGTTTGTGGATTCAATCTTTTTTCAAAAAATAATTCTGAAATTACACCAGTAGCAAGCAAAAGAAAAGCCAAAAAGGTTATCAATCGCTTACTACTGGGATTACTTTCACCTTCACCTGAAAGGGTTTTGGATAAAAAGTTTATCATTTTTCTGGATGATCAGGTTGTGCTGGTGCTGGTTTACCACCAAAGCCCGATACTGCCGCAACAAATGATGCCGCTGGTTCAAATGCTGTTGATGCTACTGATCCAAATCCTCCACTTAGACCAACTGGTGCCGAAGATACGGGTGGTGGTGGCGGTGGTGTGTAAGGCTTGTTTGCAGCATCAAGTGCTTTTGCTCTTAATTCTTTGTCATCACCTGCTAACATGATACCTGACAATGTACCTGTCAAGAATGTAGCAATAGGAATAATCAATTCAAAAAATTTGTTGTCAACTGGACTCATTCCATTCATTGGCTGAGTTACAAAAATAAGACTATACAGAACAACAAAAACAATTCCGAACAGTGTTAAACCCAAAACGACACCAATGAAAAACTTCAGTCGTGCATTGAGTTCTTCTGTCGTATATCTTTCTCCTGACCATAAATCCTTAATCATTTGCATTCTCCTTTACTTGGAACTTGTGGTAATTGCATTGTCTGAACAGGTTGACCGTTTTTATTTTTTTCGTAATGAGTCAAATCTTCAGGGCAAGTTCCGTTTGCACTACAATATGGTTTTTTACATTGCTTAGTGTCCCAATTTTCTGGGTCTTGGCATGGGTAGCGATAGTTTTCTTCACACGCTACTAATAATGGTAATAACAAAAAAGCTAGATATTTCATTAGTGGACTCCTAGAACATGAAGAGCATGTGCATAATGTTTTTTGCGGTCTTCAAGTCCTATGGTGCCACCATTAATTCTCTTTGTCATCGTAAGAATATCGCCCGTATCTGCAAATTGATTCAGTTTGTTTGTTTCCCAGAACCAACATGCTGACTGTGCAGCACCTTCAAATGTTTGTGTATACTCTGCTGCTTCTTCTGGTGTAATTTCTAATGATGCAGCAAACCATGTATAGTTTGTTTTACCAGTCAGTTGAATTAATCCACGACCACGATATTTGTAGCCATCACCAGATGCTTCGTTGCCGTTGCCCATACGGTCGGCATAAATTTTGTTTGCAATCTTTTCTGGCTTCTTTTCGTATGCTTTTGCAGTAGCCATATCTTTGAAGTATTTTGGAAATACCTTCACTAGGCTTTCTGCTTTGTAATTTAGATTTTCTGTGAGAAAAATAAAACCACCAGATTCGTGAGCGCATTGTGCAATGAATGCTGCGATTCTTTGTGGAGTATTGATGTCGTAATCCGGCAGTAATTGACTTAATGCTTTGTGCCACTGGTCAATATATGGATTTTTTGGTAGTAATTGTTTTAATTGTTCTTTTGTAAGTTCCATGTGTATCCTCAGATTTATTTTACAGAGTCAAAAATTTCCTTTTGTAATCTATACCATTCTATCCACATATCAACTTTATCACTACACAAATGATACTCTGTGTAGTTATCTGCTACAACCGTAATCACATCACTCAGTTTGGTTGTGCCTTCTTTAATCTGTGCCAGTGGCGCGCAAGAGTTCTTAAATGAATCTGGTATTTCAGGAAACTTACGTGCCACTGGTACAGTAGTGCTACAGCCAGTCAACAATAAAACTATAAGTAATTTTTTCATGGCTTCTTGGCTGCTTCGTTCAAAATACTTACTGCGTTGGGATCAAGTTCACATTTCGCATCAATAACTTTTTCCACTTCTTTAATCTTTTGTACAACGATCTCTCGTTTTTCAACGACTCTCTTAACTCTCTCTCTGATTTTCGTTTCAATAACAACATTTGTCTGCTGTGATTTCGCTTCTGCATCTTTCACTTTCTCCTCTAGTTCAGCCACTCGTTGACGCCATTCTTGCTCTACGCTATAGCCTCCTTTCCAGTAAATACCGATACAGAGTAATACTATGGAAACATACTTGATGATGTTTGCATAGTTGCCAATTAATGGCAATCTACTACCTAAAAAACCAATTACGGCACCAATGGCACCACAAACTAAAACTGCGTTGATGATGAATAAAAGAAAACCAGAGGGCAGAAAACTAAGAAGCCACATTTGACTTTCTCTTCATAAATGAAATGAATGTTGCTGTCTTACGTTTCTTCACACCGGGTTCGCCTTGTGGACCGACGCCTAGTCCTGCTACGGCACCACCACCAACAGCGTTTACAGGAGCATCTTCTTCTTTAACGCTTTTTGCATTTTTATCCCAATATTCTGGACCAAAGCCACACTCATTGCGTTTTTCCATCTTTCTACAAGCTGGACAGTATTTTGATTCGTTATTTTTCATAGTAGTTTATTTATATACCGTAGATTGACTTTACCGCATTATAATTCTGAGTTATCTCAGCACCAGACAATGCTTTGTTATACACTCGCATCTGATAAAAAACTGGATATAGTGCAGAATTTGAGTTGTTCATTGCATCCGTTGAACCTGTACCATTATTACCGTGCCTTGCTCCAAAATAAAACTCACTTGTTGCAAAGGTTGTTTGATTACCAATAGTATCAGTTGTTCCAATCTGTGAACCATTTAAAAATATACTAACTTGTGTGCCATTGATAACAAAAATCCATTGTCTTATAGCATTACTTGCGGTTATGGTTACTGCGGTTTCACCATAAGGGATACCATAAAATATATTTGTTGAACCATCCACATAGGCTACGTATCCCCCGCTAGTATCATAAATGTCATTACCCCAAATAGCTCCCCAAAATGATGTTGGATTAAATGAAGCAACCACTTCAACTGTTACAGTATTTGAAGCAATATTGTAAGGAACACTAATATAATCCGTACCATTTGCATCCTCATTGTTTAGTCTTATGCCACCACCATTGTTTGACACATACGAAGGAGAACCTACAAGTGTTGCATTACGACCATTGCCACTAGAATCAGTCCATGTTGAACCAGATGATGGTGCAGTTGCTAAGTTAAATTGCAGACCTGAAGTTACTATTGATGGTGGCGGCGCAGCAGCGTTAGAATCTACATAAACACCACCTGTGATTGTGATACCTGGTCCGATTATCATTTTAGATTTCTGAGTTCGTTGGCAATATTCATATCAACCATAATATCAGATGATAGAATATCTTTACCATTGATACCTCTGACTCTTTCTGGCATGATATTCAAGAATGTCAAATAAGTTTTGAGAATACTATAATCATCTTTGTTCATATTAAAAAATAACAGTCTTGTTGTTACTTCAGGACCAAAAAGATTATAAAGAACTACGATATGATTGATGATAAGACGTTCACGCATCTCACCATGTTTACGATATCTACGAAAAAGTCTTTTGAGATAATTCAATCGTTTCATGTCTTCAGTAAATTCACTCATGATGCAATTAGGCCTATCATAGGCTTTTGCGGCATATAACATTATATTGTCTTCAGTTAGATTCTCAAATGACATAATAAATGCGGCTAACCGAAGTTAGCCGCTACTTTCAATTAAGCGTCAGGCGCAATTGCGTCATCAGATGCATCGCCAGTCATTGAACCCATTGCAACCAGCGTTTCAAATGTTGTGCGACCATTACGACCGCCCATAGTGAAAGTGAATGCTGTGTTACCAAACGTATTTGCTGTTGGTGTACCAGTATACAATCCACCATCTGTTACGCTAATCGTTGTAATTCTACCAGTAGCGGCAGTTGTTACAGAAACTTGTGCTGAAGTGTTGTTTGTACCACCACTAGACAATACAAGTGTATATGTACATGCTGATGCTGCTGGACCAACTGCGTCTGTATTTGCTGAAACTGATACAACAGGACCAGCGCCCTTAGTACGTGCTACCCAACCAGCGTGTGTTGGTGTACCATCAGTGATGAGTCCCTCTTCTGTTGTATCAATACCGAATACACCAAACTCAACATTAGTTCTTGTGGCGCTCATGTATGTGTTACCAAATACTGAAGATGGCTGTGAGTTAGCCAAGCTTTCGCCAGTAGTTGATGTATCGTAGCCAGTTAGACCTGAAAAGTTTGGAGCATTGTTAGATGCGTCTAAGTTTCCCCAAAGTGACATATTTTTCTCCTATAAATCTTTGATTGTTTATTTATGTTTTCTGCATATCGCTAGACAATTCGGGGTCTTTTTGAAACTTGTCCGATGCCTCTTCTTGTTCTTGCTTTTTACCTTTTGCAGCATCTCTGACGATTTGTGCTTTACGTGACAGAGTTCTTGCTGCTGCACTTGGTTCATCAGTATTTTCGTTCACGGACTTCCAACCACCACCCATTTCTTTGTATTTCTTTGCAGCCCAACCGTTAGCATATGCTGAAGGATATACATCAAACTTAGACTTTGCTTGTGCTTTAGCTTGCGCCCACTTCTCAGGTGATGTTGGCACATTCTTTTCTTCAAGTTGTTCAACCTCTTCCTTGACATGGCCATATTTCTTTTTGTACCAGTCAGGCATACCACTCTTTTGACGGAAGTATCTTACTGTCGCAGAATCATTTGCTTGATCACGATATTTGTTCTCGGATTGTGGACTGTGACCTTTCATTGCTTCAGCAGCAGCATGTGCATCTTTAGCAATACCAATCAACTCAGCATTAGACTTTTTATGATAATCATGACCTTCTAATGGATGTCTTTGTGATGGACGACCCTCTTCAAGTGTGTCTTCATCCATACGTCCATTCTTTGCAAGTCTTTCTTTACGTCTTTGTGCTGCAAATAACGCACCTTGTGGTTGTTTGTCTTTACCGTATTTCTTTTTCAAGTATTTGTCCACTTTACGTGCATATTCATCTTTTACTTCTTCAGTCAGTTCACCACGCAAGTAGTTTGCTGCGGTAGAAATGTAATCTTCAGCAAGCGTAATCTTTGATTGCACCCATTCTGGCAGATTTGTATTCTCTTCCATCAAATCCATCATGTCTTCAGCATTGAAAACAAGTGAACGAAGTTGTGACATTGCCATATCACCTTCATAATCATATTCACGTGGGTCTTTTGCTTCTCTTATCGGTGTTACTACCGTAGGAGATTTATATGGTTTTTTGACTGGTCCAGACACGAATTTTCCTTTCTGTTGTAATTGCTCATCAATTTCAGCTTCTTCGGAAACTCTTGATGCTTTCATGATGCCACGAATCAAAGGTGCTTTTAATTGATTGTGTCGTGGCACTGGAATAGAATGCTTTGCTTTTGGATGTTTATATACATCATGACCACCAGACGAACGTGCTAAAGCCCAACCTGATTTTTTTAAGTGAGCATGAACGTCACGTGTTTTCATACTTGATTCTGGCATCTCATCAAGCATTTCAACATCTTCTTTTCTTAAATCATCAATTTCTTTCTGCTTTTGTGCAGCAAGTTTTTTGTAATGATCTGGATCAGGCAATCCAGATTTCTTACGCAATTCTTGATGTTTACGATACATTTTTTCAGCCGCCGTTTCTGGCGGCATCTTAAAGTTGACTTTGATTTTGCCAGGCATGATTAGTCTTTCTTTGCCATCTTGGTTGCAGTTGCATACATTACTGATTTAGCACGTTCACCATAACGTTGTTTGAAACCAGAAAGACCTTTCTTCATGCCCATTACATAATCTTCTTTCTTTTTGGATTCACCTTTTGTCAGTTCACGCTCATCAATTTGCTGAACACTTTCTGGCATTTCTTTTACACCAGTTGTCTTACCTGCTGCAACTTTTGGTTGTTTCTTTTTGCCTTCAAAGCTTGCTTTTTGATCTTCAAACTCTTTTGTGAATTCATCGTTTGTTGGTTCTTCAACAATTGTTTCAACATATCCATTGATTTTGTCGCCATCAATAACTTGAATAGTTGTGCCGTCAATATCCATTTCCTCAGACTCAATTGGTGCCAAAACTTTCAAACCATGCTCATTGTAGAGTTCAAGCATTTCTGTGAATGACAGTTGTTCATTGACACGTGTTGAACGCTTATAGTTCTGACGAGCCCCATAGCCTTTTGCTTTCTTTTGCATATCATCAGATTCATCTTCATCTTTATAATCACGCTTATGAACAAGACCAGTTTTAGTTTTTGTTACAGAGCCATGTTCTGTTTTTCCAGCATCCATGCGTTTCTTTGCATCTGCTACAGTTGGAAATGCTTCATCAAGTTCAACTTCTTCTTTTTTCATTAAAGCTTTCGCTCTTTTCTCTTGAGTTGAATGATACTTAGCTTCAGCATCTTTTGCATAAATTTTTGCAGATTTTTCTTTAGGTACAGGTACAGTAGTATTGGTGTTTCTAATTTTTTCCATCTTACCTTTAGCCTCAGCACCTTTTTCTTTATGATAGGATGCAATTTGTGGTAATTTGCCTTTTCCAACCAATTCATCAAGCTGTTCAACTTCTTCGTTTGTTTTCTTACCATAGTAATTGTCTTTGTAAAGGCGTGATGTTGCTTTACGCAGACCTTTCTCACGATTTTTATCATTCAATGATTTCATTACATAACTACTGAGTGCTTTTCTGCCTGCTGGTGTATCACCAACTTCATCAAGTTGTTCAACATCTTCTTTCATACCTTTTTTAGCACGAAGGAGTTTAAAGTCATGAGCATCAACTTTGCCATTTTTGTTGGCATCAATTTTATGCTGATTACCTTTCAACTGTTCTCCCATAATTTTAGCTGCTGCTTCTGCTACACCTTTCAGTGCTTTGTCGTTAAAAATTGACATTTGAGTCTCCTGTTTTTAGTTTTTATATGCAATTGATACGGCTCTGACATCACTTCCACTATTAACTTGAAGTGTATCCGTTATTTTTTT